GGGGGCGTTCCGGAATCGACTGGTGCTCAATAGACAGCGTGGAGAATAGGTGATCTAAGCTACCTTAAAGGCGAAGAAATTGCATAACTGCAAACGAAGAAGCAACATACACCCTAATCGGTGTTTGGAATGAGGACGCTCTAGTAGCGGCTTAATCTCCACGGGGTTCGCCGGAGCCTTGTTACCCAACTCCGGCACTTTTCATATCATCCCACTTAACCTCCCTCCTATTACTCGTAAATAGTGCGTGTATAATATATTACCCTCTGACGATCCAGAAGACATAGTCTGGAAAACAATCGACCCACGCGACATGTGGGTTTTAGACAAGTTGATTCTGTCACGCATGCTGGGCTACTCTTGTGGGCCTGCCAGCATGGATGTTCCAGAACCCGGCTGGTATGTGGTGCGTCCATGTGTGAACGCCGCAGGCATGGGTGCTGGTGCAAAAGAAATGCGACTGGAGCGTGAAACTGATCATCTACCACCCGGACACTTTTGGTGCGAATGGATACAGGGCGAACACTATTCTGTGGATTATCAACATGGCAAGCAAATCCTGAGTGTACAGGGCTATCTGACATCCAGCAAAGACTTATCACGCTGGGAGGCATGGTATCTACGCGACAAGCAATTTCCCTTACCACACATACTCAAAGACCTGGCAAAGAAGTATGAGTACATCAACGTGGAATACATAGACAGACACCCTATAGAAGTACACTTGCGGCAGAATCCAGACTGGATGCTAGCAGAGGATATCGTTGAGCTGCGTCCTGTGTGGCAGGGTCAAGCTGTGGGTATCGATACCAGCAAGTACACCTACATTCCATCGCCTGATGGTGACCGCAAAGGATTTTACGCCAAGTTTCGATAAATACTGGCATGGAAAGCAAGAAGCCAGAAAAACCCCAAGCAAATACACAAGCCTCAATTGGTGAGACCAGCAGTCCTTTGGGTCAGTTTAGTGGTGACTTCAGCCGCAACGAAGTACAACTGGATCTGGATCGCTTCCTGGCAGTTTTGCAACAGAACGGTGAGCTCAAAGACAAGATTCGTGAGCTGGAATACGAGGACAAGATCAATCCCTGGCAGAAGTGGGTGCACTTTGCTCGCACTCTGGATTCGTGGAGAATCATTCCCAGAGCATTCTTGACAATGTACATGTATTTGCTGTATAGTAGTGCCAGTTGGTTCATGGCATTAGAAGCACCCACATTAGAACAATCGGGTTTGATATCCATTATCGTGGGTGCAGGAGCAGCATGGTTTGGCTTGTACGTTAGTTCAAAAGGAGATGGTGACTGATGCAGTTTAACAAGAAGTTTTGTCGTCTGGTCACAGAGCAAGAGATACCCGACGAGATGGTCGCAGTGTTCTTTGACATAGTGCAGAGCGAAGTGCCTGCCAAGATAGTCACAGCACACGTTGCTGGCGAACAAGTCAGCGTGGAAGTCATCGAATACGATGCAGAAGATGGCCGCTTCATTTACGAGATAGTATTAGAAGATCAGGTAGACATGGAAGAAGGCGAGCGTATCGCAGACATCCTGAATGAGGAATTTGATTTCGACTTTGAATTTGAAACGAGTATGGAAATATAATCATGAGATTAGCAGAACTATTTTTGACACAAGAAGACCGAGACAAGCAGAGCAGTGCTAAATTAGCAAAACTCAAGCAAGCCATCGAATCCAACCAGGCGCCTGAAGTATACAATGCTGGTGGAACGGTTCAAGGCTGGAGTTGGGGAGACCTGGAAAAGCTGGGATACGCTGAGCGCGGGCGCGGTCGTGTTAGCGGCACCATAGTAGATGAATGGTGGGAGTATTCAAGTGACGCTCCGGGACCCATCACATTGCTGCAACGCTGGAGCAGGAACGGTCAGTCAGGCACAGACAAGGTGGTCATGCAACCAGGCGATAAAACGCAGCCAATCGAAATAGATTATAGTTGACAACATCCACGATCCTGCTAATATAATACCAGCCAGATATAACTATATACACAACACAGAGGAACCCCCATGGCATTTAACAGAACATTCAACGGCGAAGAACAAGCTCGCCTCAAAAAGCTGATAGACGAAGGCATGCAAGTCAAATCAGAAATTGAGATTCTAACCGAGGGGCTGCGTGACACAGTCAAGGCAGTTGCAGAGGAAATGGATCTTAAACCCGCAGTACTCAACAAAGCCATCAACATTGCCCACAAAGCAAGCTTCCAAGATGAGTTCGACAAATTCGACGAACTGGAAACCATCCTGGAAACAGTGGGACGCACACTGTAAATCCCTTGAGCTAGGTTACCTAGCTCACCCCCATCTTTTATTGTCACCCAAACTGGGAGGTATTAGTATTGACAAACGCACAAGGACAAGTAGAATAACTATATGTATGTAGACGCTTTTCATGACCGCAAGGCAGACGTAATTCGAGTAGCCGAGAGAATAGACGGCAAACGGGTGTTGGTTGATCACAAACCTGACTACACCTTCTATGTGGCTGACCCCAGAGGCAAACACCGCAGCATTTACGGCGAGCCTGTTGCCAGCATGAAGGCCACAAACAAGACTGAATTCCGCAAACTGGTTGCGCAACACAGCCATTGCAAAAAGTTCGAGAGTGACATCAAACCCTTGAACAAGATTCTGGAAAAGCATTACTTGGGTGCTACCACTCCCAAACTACACACTGCCTTTTTCGACATCGAGGTTGACTTTGACCCTGAGCGTGGTTATGCCACACCTGAAGAAGCCTTCATGCCCATCACATCAATAGGCGTGTATCTGCAATGGATGGACACCATGTTGTGTTTTGCTGTGCCTCCCAAGACGTTAAGTTGGGAGCAAGCGCAGAGCATCGCAGATCGTGTGGGTAATGTTGTATTGTGCCGCACTGAAAAGGAGATGCTGAATAACTTTTTGGATGTGATTGACGACGCTGACATACTGAGCGGTTGGAACAGTGAGGGTTATGATATTCCCTATACTATTAACCGCATCATCAAATCCATGGGACGACAAGAAACTCGCCGCATGTGTCTGTGGGACCAACTGCCTGAACTCAAAGAGTACGAAAAGTTTGGCAAAGAGCAAAAGAGCTACACCTTGACTGGTCGTGTACACTTGGACTATTTGGAATTGTATCGCAAATACAACTACGAAGAGCGGCACAGCTACAAGCTGGATTTCATTGGTGAGATGGAAGTGGGCGAGAAGAAGGTGGAGTATGAAGGTTCTCTGGATCGTCTATACAATCATGACTTTGAGAAGTTTCTGGAGTATAACATCCAGGACACCATGTTGCTACACAAGCTGGACCGCAAGCTACAATTTATCGATCTGGCCAACACCATCGCACACGATAACACCGTGCTACTTCCCACAATCATGGGTGCTGTGGCCACAACAGAACAAGGCATCATAAACGAAGCACATCGCCGCGGATTTGTTTGTCCTGACAAAGTGCACAGTGAGAAAGATAGTAAAGCCGCTGGTGCGTATGTGGCATTTCCTGTCAAAGGATACCATGAATGGATTGGTAGCTCAGACCTTAACAGCCTGTACCCCAGTGTGTTCCGTGCTCTGAACATGGGAGCAGAAACTATTGTGGGGCAGATACGTCTAGAGTATACTGATCGTGAGATCCGGGAGAAAATGGAAGGCACCTGGATTAATCCTGAGACAGGAAAACAAATCCCCAAGAAGATGGATTTTGCTGGTGCATGGAGTGGCAAATTTGCCAGCAACGAGTATGAGCTCATGATGAAGAAAGACAGCAGTGTACCCCTCAAGCTGGACATGGAAGACGGTACCACTATTGATGTGACTGGTAGTGATGTGTACAACCTGATCTTCCACAGTGGCGAGCCTTGGAACATCAGCGCGAACGGCACCATATTCAAGACAGACTTCCAGGGCATTGTTCCCGGGTTGCTAGAGCGCTGGTACGCAGAGCGTAAACAGATGCAGGCCAAAATGCGTGAATACGATGAGAAGTCAGAAGAGTATAGCTTCTGGGACAAACGGCAGCTGGTGAAAAAGATTAACCTAAACAGCCTGTATGGAGCCATCCTGAACCCACATTGCCGTTTCTTTGACAAGCGCATTGGACAGAGTACCACACTTACAGGTCGCTGCATTGCTAAACACATGGCGGCCAAGACAAACGAGTTGCTGGCTGGTGTGTACGACCACAGTGGAGATACCATCATCTATGGTGACACTGATAGTGTGTACTTTAGTGCGGTGCCTGTATTGCCCGAAGGCACTGAGCTGGATCTGGAAAGTGCTGTTAAACTTTATGATCATGTTAGTGATACGGTGAGTGACACTTTTCCGGGATTCTTGAAAGAAGCATTTAACGTCCCGCTTGAAGCAGGCAAGGTCATGAAAGCAGGACGCGAAGTAGTGGGACGGGCTGGTTTGTTCATTACCAAGAAGCGTTATGCCATCAAGTGCCTGGACATTGAGGGCTGGCAACCAGAAGGCGGCAAGCTCAAGATCATGGGCATGGATGTCAAGCGATCAGATACGCCGGAGTTTGTGCAAGACTTTCTGGAAGACATTCTGGACGATGCATTGAGTGGTCACACTGAAGCAGATGTTATCGCCAAGATCCGAGAGTTCAAAAAATTCTTCCAGGACCTAGAGCCCTGGAAGAAAGGCATGCCCAAGCGTGTGAACAACCTCACTCCATACACCAAGAAGTATGAGAAAATCAAGGGACGTGATGATCGCGACCCATTGAATCCACAGCAAAACAAGAAGCCAGAGCCGCGTGACGGCAAAAAAGAAAACAACATGATTCCAGGACACGTTACTGCTAGCATACACTGGAACTATCTCAAGAAGATGCACGGAGATCAGTATAGCATGAACATCACTGATGGCATGAAAGTGATTGTGTGTCGTTTGAAGAACAACAGCTTGGGTTACACAAACGTTGCCTATCCCACAGATGAGATGCATCTGCCGGACTGGTTTAAAGAACTACCATTTGATGAGGAAGGCATGGAGCAGAGTGTGCTCAACAAGAAGATCGAAAACGTGCTGGGTGCCATGGGTTGGGATTTAGCTCGAGCCAATCAAAGCGCAGCCTTGGACGAGTTTTTCGAATTCTGATTGACACGCTCGAACTCCTTGCTATAATATGGCATGGATAAAAAACTAGAGTTACTCAAAGCTTTCAAAGAAAGCATCACTGACACTGGAGTTGGTCTTGTGATCAACTTGGTGTTAAACTACTTCCTGATTTCTGTGGGCTTGCACTACGACTGGTCAGCACTGAAAATGACTGTGATATTCACAACAATTTTCACTCTGGTGGCCATTGTGCGCAAAACGCTCATACGATTCCACTTCGCAAAACGATACCACAAATCTGCCTCCGAAGTGCCTGTCGCGCCTAAATAACAACAACAAAGGAGAACTACCACATGGCCGAGAACGCTATTAAAGACACACTGCGTGATGTCTTGCTACACACAAACAAACTGGGAATCTTTGAGAAGGTAAAGATTACTGGCACAGATACTGAAACTGTGATTGAAACAATTGACGAAGGCAAGTCTGTAATCGTGAAAGGATCAACCAAGACTCCTGTTGCGGACTTCGTGGATTCAACTATTGGGCTGCGTCGCATGGATGTGCTGTCTGGCTTCTTGGACGTATTTGATGCCGAGCAAGACACAGTGCAAGTTGTCAGAGAGTCACGCAATGGCGTTGAGTCTCCAAGTGAAATTGTATTTGTGCGCGAAGATGGCACAGACGCGAACTATCGCTTTATGCTTGCTGATGTCATCAACCAGCAGCTCAAAGAAGTTAAATTCAAAGGCGCAACCTTTGATATTGAAATCACACCCACAGCTAAAAATCTCAAAGACCTGTCTGTTTTTGAAAAGATTTTGGGCGGTGCAAACGGTGAGAGCACCTTTAGTCCTCGCACTGAAGATGGAAGCTTGTACTTTTACGTGGGCGACGAAGGTGGTGATCGTACCAAAATCCTGATCAACGAAGCACCTGGCGGAACACTGGCACACGAATTCAAGTGGCCGCTAAAAATTGTTTTGAGCATCCTGAGCCTGCCCAGCGAGAGCACCACCATGAGCTTCATCAACTCCAAAGGACTAATGCAGATTAAAGTGGACAGTGGTGTGAGCGAGTACACGTACCTGCTACCCAGCACAGGACAATAACATGAAGGATTTGGGTAAAACACAGCGTGACTACGCAATCTATCTTCCAGCTATCAGCAGCTTCTATGTTAAGCAGTTGAAGAAGATGGCAACTGACGAAACTTCTCGCACACCAGAAGGTTTCGAGCTGGGAAATGAAGGTTTGGATTTCCTGAAAGATTCAGGAAGCTACTATCATTATCCGTGGGGTCTGTACAGTGCTGGACACGCACAGATGAATCTAGCCAAGTCAGATGACGATCACATGGTGAGCAATCGTGACCGCAGCAAGAACATCATCCTGGGTGACAGTGGTGGGTTCCAGGTTGCTACTGGCGTGATTCCCATGGACTGGAAGACAGCACAAAATCCTGATGACCCAGGCCGTACTGAACTGTGTGAAAAAATTCTGCGCTGGCTGGAAGCTACAACAGACTGGAGCATGATTCTTGATGTGCCTGCGGCTGCATGTGTGCCGCCTTTCAACAAGCGAACTGGACTTACAGACTTCCAGGAAGGCATGAACGTTACATTGCTCAACCTGGACTACTTCATGAAGAACCGTGTGCCTGGTGCCACAAAGTTCATGAACGTGTTGGGTGGTAACGACGAGGCGACAAGCGATAGCTGGTATGAACAGATTACTCCCTTTAGTGATCCTGATTGGGTTGAAGAAAACTATGGTGACCGTGAGCGCACACTGGAAGGCTTCGCGTTTGCGGGTATTAACAAGAGCAACATGTACCTGTGTTTGAAACGTCTACTGGATCTGCGTAAAGATGGTCTGCTCAAAGACAAAGGCTGGATACACTTCCTGGGAACTGGCAAACTGAACTGGGCGTGTTATTTGACCAGCATGCAACGTATGCTGCGCAAGCATGACAGTCCTGAGATTTGTCTGAGCTTCGATGCCGCTAGCCCGTTCATCAACACTGCATATGGCCAGACGTACACATACAACTTTTACGCTCCCAAGAAGTTTGGTTACTTCATGGATCGTGCCATTGACAACCAGGCGCTAGTGGGCAGTACTGACCCCATGCCGTTTACCAATAGCCCCATCATGGAGCGACTGAAAGTTGGTGATATCTGCACCATGGCAGAAGGCGATCTGGACAAGAACGGCAAGCCCAAGGCCAAAGGTGCCACAAGCTGGGACACGCAGAGCTATCTGTACTACATGGCGCACAGTGTATACAATCACATCAACGCCGTACAAGAAGCCAATCGTTTGGCTGATGTGGAAAAGTATCGTGTCCCAGTAAGCTACACTGACTGGATTCCTGACAAGAAAAGCAAGAGCACCAACGAGGTTAGCCCTTATGTTCCTGGTCATGTGATCTACTTCGACAGCTTTGCACAGGAAGTACTTGACCCAGCTTGCCCAGACCCTTACGGTCTCATTCTCAAACACAAGAAGTTTTTGGACAGCATCAGCTTTGGTGACATGGACGTGGAGAAGAAGCTCATGAGCGACTTCTTTGAAGAGTCAGAAGACACTGAAGCAGAAGAAAATCAGAACTTTGAAGACATCATGGACTTGGATATTTAACATGAAACTGCAAATCAGCATTGAGATTGATACCTCTGTGGAAGAGGATGCTAAACGCCTGGAGGCCTTGATCAAGGTCTTTCAGGAAGTCGATCGTGACCTTAAAGTAGTATATACTACCAAGGAGAACAAATGACCATGTTACACGCAGCAGCAATTTCAGGGCTAGTCGCAGGCGGTGTGCTGATCGCAGTGATCAAAAAGTTTCAGCAGCCTGCCCGTCGACAATTTGATAAATCTCAGTTAAACTATACATCAGGAGACAACACATGAAAACATTAGCATTAACAATAGCACTGAGCTTGCTTGCAGCATGTTCAGCAGAAGAACCTACTAGCACATCAAACCTTAATGCAGAGCAACGCAAACAAATTGCTGAGCGTATTCGACCCTATGGTGCCGCTGTAGCCGATCCAGTGCCACCAGCATTAGCTGCATCTGCACTACCAGTTGAACAAGTGCTGCCAGGTCAAGGCAAGTACCAGCAAGTTTGCGTGGCGTGTCATGGAAGCGCAGGTGAAGGGGGCGTAGGACCAGCATTGCAAGGCAAAGGTGTGGCTTACATTAGCCAAGCACTGACAGCGTATGCAGCAGGAGAGACACTGGGGCCACAAAGTGCACTGATGTGGGGGCAAGCAGCGGGTCTCAGCGACCAGGATATTCAGGATCTAGCCGAGTATATCTCCACGCTATGAGCAGGGACCCACATACTGATTTTTTAGGGCAGCCCATAGCTGAAGGTGATCGTGTGGTAACGTATGATTCTGGGCAAACCTCAGGGTTAGCCTGGGGAACTGTTACTAAACTCACGCCCAAGATGGTGTCTATACAGCTAAACAAGAGAGACAAGGCGAAACACAGATACGGTGAAGAAGTAATCATTATGTCTGAAGATCAACAACAGGCACTGGCCTTTAAGCGTATGGCACAATCTTGATGCTCAAGGTTGCCATCACAGGACATACGCAGGGAATAGGTCGTGCACTAACCAAGCTCATGGAAAGGAGTTATGTGGTGCATGTATTTAGTCGCAGCAATGGCTATGATATCACAAAAGACGTTGATGCAATACTGGAACAAGCACAGCACTGTGATATCTTTGTGAACAATGCATATGATGGATTTGCACAAGTCAAACTGTTCGATAATCTGTACGCTCTTTGGAAAGATAATGCAGACAAGACCATCGTTAACATAGGCAGTCGTGCCAAGTACTCAAATAACGATAACCAGTATACTAGAGTGAAGCGTGAGTTAGCAGCCGCAGCAGACAACGCAAACATATATGACCGCAAGTGCCGTATTTGCAACATCAATCCAGGCTGGGTGCAAACATCCAGGACCAAACAGATGCTGGTACAAAACCAGGATCCGTCAATAACTGCAACAGAGTGTGCTAGATATATCCTGTGGGCCATTGAGCAACCCATTGAAATAGCTGAGCTTTCGCTCTGGAAGATTTAACAAGGAATGATCATGAACAATTGTATTTGGGTAACATTTAACAAGGAAGGTGTGCACTGCTATCCAGCAGCCAAGACTGACCCTGCGCTGGCAACAGGTAAATGGGATGATGTCAGCTTCCTGGGCGAATACCACAGGCACATCTTTCACTTCAAGGTCTGGATCGAAGTTTTCCATAACGATCGAGACATTGAGTTTATTCAGTTCAAGCGTTGGTTACAACGTCTATATGATGTGGACGATGTTTTACAACTGGACTTCAAAAGCTGTGAGATGCTTGCAGATGATCTGGCAGCAGCAATACAAGAGCGGTATAAAAACCGCATTGTGAAAATCTCTGTATCTGAAGATAATGAAAACGGATGCGAGAAGTTATACCCGGCTGCACTGTAGCCGGTAAGTGGACAATAACAAGGAGATAACATGACCACACATGAGCAAATCGTTGCACAATATGAGGAATACCTCGCCGAGCACGAAAAATTTGAAGTAAAGAATGTGAAAGCAGCAGCAGCCCGCGCTCGTAAGGCACTGGGTGAACTTGGTAAGCTGGCAAAAACGCGCCGAGCTGAAATCCAGGATCGTAAAAACTCGCTGTAATGGCACACGAAGTAGGCATGTGCTTTGTGCACAGGTTATCAGGTATAGGCATCATAGCCATACCCAAGAATGCCACGAGCATGTTAAAGGCATGCCTACTTCCCAATCCTGAATGGTGCATAAAAAACTTCCACGATTACAAACACCTCAATCGCTTCTGTATAATATTGAGAGACCCAGAAGAACGATTCCTGAGTGCATTGAACATGTACTTGATGACTGACAGGGTCATGAGTGATGAAAACTTCGCTACCAAAGAGTCACAGAATGAGCACTTCATTCCGCAGTCAAGATTTATACACAATCTTCCTGCAGGAGCACAGGTAGATTACTTTTATCTGAAGCATGGGATAGTGCAGGATCTGAACCATCACTATGGGTGGGATTTGCCTGATCTGGGGGTACTTTATTCTTCAACAAAAATTGTGGATTCTGCAATATTGTGGAGAATGCAAAAACTTTATGCAGAAGACTACGAGCTGATATCAAGCGTCAAATTTATAAATCACAAGGAAAACACATGAGCAGAGTAATTTATGTACCTCTTGAACACATCGATGGTCGCTACACAGTACACATGGATCGCGACATCGAGCTGTACTTTGCTGAGAATAACATCGAGTATGTGAAAATCATGCCTGACGTTACGCCAGGGCCACTGCCAGCTGGCATGTTCCTTAACGCAGCATTTACCAGCAAGTTTAAGAGTCTACAGCTAGCAGAGATTGCCAGCATGTATGAGCGCGGAGAGGTGCAGGACACTGACACGTTCTTCTTTTCAGATATTTGGTTCCCTGGTATTGAAAGTCTAGCGTACATGAATTACTTCTGCAAAGTCGAACCCCGCATCACAGGTGTTATACACGCCGGCAGTTTTACAGACACAGACTTTGTTCGTGATCTGGAACGCTGGGCCAAGAATTTTGAAGACATAGTATTTGACATTGCGGACGTCATTTACTGTGCGAGTAACTTTATCAGAAACGACATTCTCAAGAAGAGGATGGTAGATCCATACAAGCTGGTGGTGAGTGGTCTTCCCGTAGACTACAGTGTGTTGGAAACTTACTTGCCAGATGATTTGCGTCACAAGGAAGACATTGTGATCTTCAACGGCAGGCTATGTGACGAGAAGCAACCTTACTTGTTTGACCAGCTCAAAGAAGATTTACTTCAGATGGGCAGCGTCAGAGTAAACCCACAAACAAAATTTATCAAGACACAAGATCTGGATCTATCCAAGACAGAATACTATGATCTGCTGGCCAAAAGCAAAGTAGTAGTGAGTTTTGCATTACAGGAAAACTTTGGGTTTGGGATTGCTGAGGCTGCATACTTGGGTTGTACGCCAGTATTGCCCAACCGCCTGGTTTATCCTGAACTGTATCACGGCAGACATTTATACGACACATTTGACGAGTGCAAAGATTTGGTTGCTAACGCACTCAACAGTACATGTAACCAATCAATAAAATTAAACAATGACTGCATGAATGTGTGGTTTGGAGATATAAAAGATGACACAAACAGTATTAGTAACGGGCGGCTCGGGATTCATTGGGACCGCCTTGTGCAAACTTCTAGTTGAAGCAGGACACACAGTACACAACATAGACCGCAAGAAGAAAGAAATTGCGGGAGTAACTCAATACGCATTTGATCTGAACAACCCACAGATCCATGGCATTGTGAGTCTGCTCAAGCCTGACACTGTGATACACCTGGCAGCAGAGCATGAAGTGGCGCGTAGTGTATTGCATCCTGATGTGTACTACACCAACAACGTGCTCAACTTGATCAATCTGGCCAACTGGTGTGCGGAAGCTGGTGTGAAAAACTTTGTGTTCAGCAGCAGTAGCACAGTGTATGGTGTTTCAAATGGACCAGCGCATGAAAACGATAGCAAGACCCCCATAAGCCCATACGGCAGAACCAAGAGCATGTGCGAAGACATTCTTGCTGACTATGCAGCGGCAGGTAAATTCAAAGTGGTGAGCTTGCGATACTTCAACGCTGCTGGTGCCATGCCTGATAACACTCACGGCTACAATCAAGACCCAGCGACCCATCTGGTTCCAGTGTTAGCTCGAGCAGCCGTGCGTGGATTGGAATTCACCATTAATGGAACTGATCACGGAACTCCTGACGGCACATGCTATCGTGACTATACTCACGTTTGTGATGTGGCTCGTGCTCACATCCTGGCCATGGATTACATGGCAGGCGATGTAGAGTATGAAGCATTCAACATTGGCAGCGGTGAGAGCAGCAGTGTGTATGATGTGTTCAACACCATGGAAAAAGTGGTAGGCGACCGCATCAAAGTCACAGTGGGTGCACCCAGACCTGGTGATGTTCCCATTACTCACGCAGACATCGATAAAGCCAAAAACCTGTTGGGCTATTCGCCTAAATACTCTTTACAAGACATCTGCACTCATGCAGTAGCGTGGGAACGCAGGAAGAAGAAGTAATTGACAATACAGTTTAAATCTGTATAATAACTATAACTACAAGGAGAATAACTCAATCATGAGCGTATCAGAAACTATTACACAGCGACTTCGCGAAAGCGATGTTCGCTTTTGGGCAGGAGATAACATCAGTGCCTATATCTCTTCTGAGGAGCGCGATGAACTAATAAAAGAACTCACAGGCAAATTTGAAGACGTTCTGCGTGGACTTATCATAGACATCGATACCGACCCCAATAGTCAAGAGACTGGCAAGCGACTTGCCAAGATGTACATAAACGAAATCATGCAAGGGCGTTACTATGAAATGCCCAATGCCAAAAGCTTTCCCAATCATGTGGATGATGGTTATGAAGGCATGCTGGTTGTGCGCAGTGAGCTCAAGAGCATGTGTTCGCATCACCACCAGCCAGTGTCAGGAGTGGCGTACATTGGAATCATCGCCGCAGACAGATTGATTGGTCTGAGCAAGTACACTCGCATTGCACAGTGGTGTGCCCGTCGTGGCACTTTGCAGGAAGAGCTGTGCAACGACATTGCTCGAGAGATCATGAACGCAACAGGCAGCGATGACGTGGGTGTGTATATTCAAGCCACACACGGATGCTGTGAAAACCGTGGCATCGGTGCACACAGCAGTCTTACCCAGACCACCGTACTCAAGGGCAGCTTCTACAGCGATAAAGGAACCAAACAAGAGTTCTTTGACAACATTAAACTGCAACAAGAGTTCGCCCCACGATGATATCGTTCAAGAAGTTTTTGTCGGGTATCTTCCCCAACGCCCTGCCAGCCAAAGAGTATAAAGCTGTTTTTACTGTGGTGTTGACCGACGGTTCGGAACACGAGCTGCGCTACAATAATCTTCCAGTGCGTGATATCAAAATTGAATATCGCGAGGTTGGTACATGATATCAGTACGTGGACCCAATGCCGTCATGGTGGTGGACAGAACCACAGTTTTGGTGGAAGAGATATGCCAAGCACTATTACAAGCAGAATCGTTTGAAGACATCAAAACGCGCTATCTGCTTTCAGAGGAAGAAATCTTTGAATGTATTGACAGTTTTACAGCAAACTACTACACTCACAATGAGTACTTGGAGCTTAACGTAAAACTAGAAGGATCCACGATAGAAATTGAGACTGTGGGTCTGAGTCAGTGGACATATTTGACACTGGTGCGCGTGGGTCGCATATTTGAGCCCGAGCTACCTAAATTGGATTCGTTATTTGCCAGAGGCATTGAAGAGGTGTTTCATGATTGCCTGACTGACGTGGCCCATGAATTCGATGACTACACCGCCAGCGAAATACACTGCCTGGTATTCCAAGCACTGCAGAAGGCATATGGAGATATCGATCAGGAACAAGCAATCAAGCTTCTGCTACTATTGGAGACAGACGATGAATGAAGAACTCATGCTAAAGTATAGCGAAACATTTTATAGCCCACAAGGTGAAGGCAACTATGTGGGCAGACCCAGTCTGTGGATGCGGTTCTTCCTGTGCAATTTGCAATGCGATGGATTTGGTCAGGATGACCCCACTAACCCGGACACGTATGAGCTGCCTTATGAGACACTGGATCTTACAGACATCACGGATGTGATGGACTTGCCTGTGTTTAGTAAAGGCTGTGATAGCTCTTACACTTGGAGCAAGCGTTACAGACATTTGATTACAGACCGCACTGTTACTCAAGCAGTGGATGAACTGGAAGCATTGTTGCCTCACGGTAAGTTTGTGCATCCCAAGACGTTCCAGAATGTGGACATGGTGTTTACTGGTGGTGAACCCATGATCAAGAACACGCAGCCTGGCATGGTTGCCATCATGAGAGAGTTTTGCCGTCGTGGTAATTACCCTGCGCGTGTCACAGTGGAAACAAACGGCACTCGAGTGATACAGCAAGAGCTGTTTGACTTCATAGAAGACATGTATCTGAGCAGTCAATTTGGTGGAGTTATTCCAGACGATCATCTGATAACACCTGAATGGTTTTGGAGCGTGAGTCCTAAACTATGGAGCACTGCTGGCGAGAAGCCTGAGAAAGCCATACGCCCAGATGTGGTAGCTGGTTACGCACATGCTAGCGACCGTGGGCAGCTCAAGTATGTTGTAAACGGCAGCGAGGAATCCTGGCGTGAAGTGGAAGAGTACACTCAACGATTCCGTGATGAAGGCGTGAGCTGGCCGATTTGGATAATGGGTGTTGGCGGCACAGTGGAAGGTCTCAAACTAACTGAAGCTGACATCTGTGACGAAGCCATACAACGTGGGTACAACTACACCAGCCGTGTGCATGCACACATTTACGGGAACGCAATAGGAAAATAACATGACTAGACAAGAAATAATTGACAACCTGACAGCAAACGTATGCATGGTTACCTTTACCAAAGTAAACGGTGAAGAACGAAGCATGCCATGCACTTTGCGACCAGATATGCTGCCGCCGCAAGAAGTCAAAGAAAGCAACAAGCAAGTCAACGAGAGCATCGTGAGCGCATGGGTTACTGACATCAATCAGTGGCGAAGCTTCAGAGTAGATAACTTGTTGAGTATGGAAGTTCTTGAAGAACAGGAGAGCACATGAAAAGAAAACGACTAATACCCTTTACAATGATGCCGGCTAGCTGGGGCTTGTCTGGCAAGAGCCGCAAAATCGCAGAAGCTGAGTATTACTACAGTGGCTATGAACTGGACAATGAGCTTCTCCTTATTGAACATGACAACAAAGATGGATACGAACTACAAAAAGAATTTCTCAAACTGGATCACAAGTGGAACAAGCTGAGCGAGGAGGAACTGGAATATTCCTTGCTCCAGCTAGCTCTTGATCATGATGAGATGACACAAGAAGAGCACGATGTAGCTAAACTTGAGCTGGATATCAAGTATAACAAGATTGCCCAGCAAGACTATCTGCGTAAAAAAGCTGACATTTTGAAGGAGCCCTATGTAAATGTATTGAGCATGGACATTGATGATGAGATCCCCACACAAGGCTCCTTTGAATTGGACTGGAATGACGAGTTTATCAAGATGCTGCATGCCGCAGGCATCACAGGCACTAGCGATGAAGATGTCGTGAACAAATGGTTCAACAGTGTGTGCCGCACTGTGCTATTGCAAAGCTCTGTTGACCAGGATTACGGTCTGAGCCAACAACAACCACAAGGAAGAGAAGATGTCCTCAGAAAAATCGACCCCCGAAGAAAAGACTAAACTAGCTCTGTTCAATCTTCTTAACGATGTAGAAGCTGTGATTGAAAGCCATGTACAAGACATGGAGCCGGCATGTGTGACCTACGCGCTCACCAACTTCAGTCAGCATCTCACTCTGGACTTGGTGCGCTATTTCGAGCGCCGCAGAGAAAGCGATCTTAAAACTTCTCCTTTCGACGACATCATCAATAACGATTGACAATCCTTCCGCAGTAGCATATACTGGATGTTATTACTATATCTTTGGAGGTAACAATGGGTACATCTTCTATTATGAATATATTTGGCACAGCATCTACGGAACTTCCCGGAGTTCGCAAAGAAAGGCATCTGCCTGTTAATGTACTGGATTTAGTGAGTAGTTGTGATGTCGCATTTCAAGAACCTGATCAGCATAACCCCGGATACCATATGCATGTGGTGAGCAGTCTAATGGAAAGAATTCTGCGCAAGGATACTATCTCAGTGCCGAAAATAACAGATGATCACAAACAACGATCTCGTGATATCAAGGAGTACTTCGGTCCCATGCTGGTACAGAGAAAACTCGCAGGGCAGGAGAACTCATCACCATGGGAGAAGAAACTATCGCACATCCTGGGCAATCCCACTCTGTTGCGTAACGATGACATTGGAGTGTTAGCCTCTCTACCACGCATCTGGCAACGTTATCAGTATCTGGAGCAGTTATCCTTAACTTGTAGTTCATATCCTGAGGACTTGGCACCCATAGCGTCCACAGTGGTTGGCTGTGTGCCAGTTAGTGGCACGAATAGTGTTCTGCTATCATCCAAGCACACCAGAACCATTTTGTTTAATGACCAAGACAATTTTCTTATCGCAGCAGAAGTACCAAACTTTGGAATGAACCATTCCATGAAAAGTTTGCTGGGTCTGATAGAAGATGCACCGCTGAAACTTTCAGTTTCAGGACAATTTCACTCTCGAGAATTACCCACCGGTTACAGATATGTGGTGTGCCGGGGAGCAGCCTTTGAATGGTGCAAGGAATGAAAGATCTTCCTGACAGAGTTGACGAAGTGCGCATAGTGTGTGCTGCAAACCGATGTGGTGTGACTGGCACCATCATCTTGGGGCTCAGGCATTGGGATGAGTTCATGCACCAGCAAGCAGACAACCTGCCCGACGCTTTTAACCGTCCGGGGTTAGAAGAGCAAGGCTTTATCGACAATCGCCGCAACTTCCTGAGTCGAGAGGAAGCATTTGAATTAGCGGCAAGGAATGGACAGATGCTGGCGGCGCCTTTTCACCCCGGCGAACTTTTTAGCGAGAACTTATACTGATGAATTATATAATTGTAGACACCATGAACTTGTTCATGCGCAGCAAGCACGTTGGTGGTGGTAAAGACATTGACATGCGTATTGGTATGTCCATGCACATCATGTTCAACGCTGTGAAAAAAGCCTGGAACGACTTTGATGGCGACCATGTGATCTTTTGTCTGGAGGGGCGCTCATGGCGCAAGGACTTCTATCCTCCCTACAAACAGAACCGCAAAGTAACAGCAGCCAAGCGCACACCGCGCGAGGTTGAAGACGACGAAATCTTCTACGAAGCATATGATGACTTCGTGAAATATTTAGAAGAGCGCACCAACTGCACCGTGGTACAGAATCCAATTGCAGAGGCTGATGATCTGATTGCCATGTGGGTACAGATGCATCCAGACGATCAGCATGTGATCCTGAGTACTGACAGCGACTTCTATCAGTTGTTGGCTCCCAATGTTCGCCAGTACAATGGTGTAACTGAACAGACCATTACTGTAGAAGGCATCTTTGACAAGAGAGGCAAGCCGGTACTTGATAACAAAACCAAACAGCCCAAAGAAGTACCTGACCCACAATGGCTGTTATTTGAGAAGTGTGTGCGCGGTGACACCAGCGACAATATCTTTAGCGCCTACCCTGGGGTACGCAAGAAAGGCACCAAGAACAAAGTGGGCATGCAAGAAGCATTCGCTGATCGTGATCGCGGCGGCTTTGCTTACAATAACTTTATGCTACAACGCTGGACCGATCACAATGATGTAGAACACCGTGTGCGTGACGATTATGACCGCAATCGCCACATGATTGACTTAACAGCGCAGCCGCAAGAAATACGCGACAGCATCCGGGAGACCCTGTCCACAGCGATAAATAAGGATAACGTGCCCAACGTGGGCATACACTTTATGAAATTTGCGAACCGGCATAACCTGGTACGTTTGACAGAACAGGCACAGGATATTGCAACGATTCTCAATAAAGGGATACTCAAGGAGAATACGTGAGTTGGTTTAGAAAAATCGGTGTCAAAGCAGCAGCACAACTAGAAAGAGATCTGGAAGATAATGCTCTAGACAAAGCCATCCTGGACAAGGGAAGTAACATTGATACTGATAAGGCTTATCAGACTCGTTGGGTATGGTATCACACCATACTTGCCGTGGAGATTTTCTTCACCAATGTCTTTCTTGCTGCCATCCTGGTGGCACTGCTGGTTATTATTGCCAAGATGTAATGGATGATTTAGACAAAGCACA